TGCCAAACGCCATCAGAAGCACGTAGAACATAATCACCGGGATATTTTATAGTTGCGGTATCATTATACATCATGCGGAAATACAATTCCGCAGCGTTTTCTGTTCCCTTTGCTTCGTAATATTGATTGATAAACTTAATTAAACGACGCTGTTCAGTTAAGGCTTCTGAGGAAATATCATAAGCATGTTGCTTACGCATTTCATCCACAAATAAATCTAATGTTAAATCAACGTCTGTCCAAGTGTTAGAATTAAGAAGTACTGCATTGGCTTGACGATTGGTGTCAAGAAATGTATAGTACTCTTTAATGAACGAAGCAAATCTAGGATATGATACGCGAAGATATTCAGGTATCTGTCCTTCAACTAAATGCTGTAACTTGTTCTTTAAGTTTGACATTATCCTTCAAATGGTTGTGCTGTAACGGTTAAACCAGACAATGTTCCTAGGGCTTTATTTTGTTGACTATCATCTAACACAACCACAATGTTTTGTGAAGGATAGGGATAAACAGCACGTTCCACAATAGGAGTAGTTCTTACAATGGTGGGTGCTAAATCTTTATTTAAATCTTGTGGTAACGCAGAAAAACGGACATCAAATGCGCCTGCAATTAATTGTGTAACCAATAAACGGTTGATAACAAATAACCCTGAATCACTATAGTAAATTTTACCGTAGTTGTTATCAATGATTCTATTGGTTGATGCATCCAGAAGTTTTAACGTGCCCGTTCCTGTACGTGAAGGCGGAGTTTCATCTGGATAATCTTGAATATAGGCGGTGTATTGAACACCTTGAATTGTGGTCTTGAAATTTGTACTCTTAAACGAGTTGGGTTCAATGGCTGTTGTGAAATACACATTCAATGATTCAGGGACATTTAAAATGGGAACAAGTCTACGTTGCAAGCGTAAATCCACCAATGTTCCTAAGATGGAACGCTGTGAAGTTTGTATTCTATTAATCAATTGACCATAATAGAATTTCTTATCCAATGTTGACAATTCATTAGAAAAGTAGCGACGAATTTCCCCTGCCACTAAACTTGAAATTTGATTGGATGTGTATGGTGTAATTTTAGGATTATACGAAACTTTCACATCCATTCCAACATGAAGATATGTAGGATCAACAAATTCATGCTGTAATGACAATACACTACGAGGACGAATTACACTGTTAATGATGTTGTCTTTGTCAGATTCAGTGATGATGTAATCTTCTTTAGGATCAATTGACATGAATACTTTGCCATAAATGGGAGGAACATTTTGTTCACCGCCCCAAACGGCAACAGATTTTGCTTTATCAAAGTTTGCTAAAATTAATGACTTGTAATCTTCAACAGTAACAGCTCTGCCGCGTGTGGCATTATACCGAGGTGCGTTAAAACGAATACTATCAATGTTTTCTCTGTCAGAACCACCTGAAGCAGCATGCACTAACGTTGTGATTGGAGATCCGCCGCCTAGTGTTGTTTGAATTGAGAAGGTTTGTGCACCATTTGCACTATCACCCAACGATGCCACATATTGAATGTTAACAATGTTTCCTGATGTCAAACTTTTACCTATGATGTTGTCACCAAAAAACAACTTATAATATCCATCTTGACCTTCTTCCACCCAATACACCGTATCACTACTTGTAATATCAATAACGGTTTCTGAACGTTTCCATGCTGTTGTTGTTAAATCTGCTTGACTATTTTGAACAGTGACGGCCAATGTGGACAAATCAATGTTACTATTTTTAATAGTGATGGGACCTGTCACAATGTCAGATGTGACTGTTTGTTGTTGTGAGATGACAACACCTTCAACAATATCAACATTACTAAATGTGAATGATCCGGCAACTTTTGTTGCAATATGCTCAACTAATGATACGAATGTAAAACTTTGTCCATCAACTGATGCTGAAAATTTTGTATTTGCAGGTAGTGATAAAGGTCCTGCCTGAGCACTTGCCACTGTGACATTAACTCTCGCCTTAGGGGAGATAACACTTCTGGGTGTGTATCCTAGTGTTTTTGCAATAGATACAACAGATGAACGCTTGACAGCCGTATCAATAAACATTTCATTAGCTTGTAGATGTGCCAATATGGCATTGTAATGTGTGTTATATGCCAACACATCCAATAAATTACTGATACCTGAACCTTCGAAATTGTAATCTGAGAACTGTTCAGATGCACCTAAATAACGAATTAAATTCTCTTTGATTTGTTGAAATTCTAGTTCCGTGACTCTTAGTTCGGCCATTAGCGAAGTCTCTGTAAGGTTAGATTAAATGTAACAGGTGTGTAGATGCCAATCACATAAAAATACAATGTTAAATCATATGAATTGGTGTCATAGTCAGGAATAATCTCAATATTTTCTATGCGAACACGCGGTTCAAATTTCTGTATCGTTTCACTAATAACGTCACGAAGTAAGTCTACAGTTAAAAAATCCATAGGTTCAAACAAAATTCTTTGCAAATCTGAACCAATTTCAGGACGAAATAACTTTTCTCCCTTCCGAATAAACAAGAGATTTTTTATGGATTGTTTGACAGCATTAACATCCAAACGTTTTGCAACATCTTTTGTTGCAGTAACGCTAAATGTTAAGTCTAAATCTTGGTAAATTCTATTAGGTATGGTCATGACATTATTTATATTAAATTTAATATCTTAATGTGGAGTCTGGTAATAGGTTAACAAGTGTCTGAGAATATGTTCTATCATTTTTGAGAGTAAATGCTTGTAATCTAGCCTGTCCTCCCTTGTTCCCATTCGCTAAATTAATACCCTGTTGTTGCCATTGTATGTGAATCCAAGGTTTATATGATGACACCCCACGAACATTTCCTAAACGATATTCAAGAAGTAGTTTATCGTACTGAATGGAGTTTTTCAATTGGACAGCAATGTTATAGTATTCTGAGAAGTTTTTTCTATGGAAGCATACATCAATACCCAGACCTTGTTGATGGAATGATACGCCTCGGGGTGGATTCAAGGATCCAGTTACAGATTCAGGAGTTCTAAACACCGAGGTGATGATGATGTTACCCTTCCCAACTAATTCAAACATGGGTTCTATGACATTTACTGCCAATTGACGTAAATTACACACCATGTCCTGTACAGTTAATCCATATTGTCCGCGAAGTACATTATATCCGGGCAGGGATCCTAATGTAACATTCGGAGTTAAACTATATGAACTTGGGAATGAAGATTGTGAATAGATGAGCTGACATGAGGCAACTGCCGCCGGTCTCGCTGCCGGAGGTGGTGTTTCATCTCTTGTTCCTTCTGCCAATGGGCGATTCAAATCTTCATTTGTGACTAATCCTTCATCAACGCCTTTCTTCTTCAAGGCATTAATGGCGTCCCGATTATCTTCAGGATTTTCCGCCAATGTAGACAATGATGACGCCCACTCATCAACTCTATCTTCCAATGTCAAAGGTACAAGTTGAGGCTCGCGGGGATTACGTTCACCTGGAGGATCACCAATATCAGCAGATCCTGCGGTAGATGCTTCATTCGATTTAGCCAAAGTTGCCGCAGCGGCACCTGGCAATGGTAGCAATGCCAATCCTGTACCGTTCACAACAACCGTACCCGCACCTGATAGTAATAATGCTTGTCCCTGTGGTGCTGCCAATGAAGCCTTCAACTTACCTGACAGTTTCATTACTGCCTGAGCTTGGATGTTGACATTTTTGCCTGACGCATTAAAGTTGTTTTTCGCCTTGGCATTAATAGTGGCACCTGACTCCACGTTGACATTTTTCTTGGCCTTCAAATTAATTGTGCCGCCTGCTGTAACATTGAAATCTTTGGCAACATTGAAAGTCACTGTCTTGTGAACATCGGCAGTAAGATTTCCGTCAACTTGAAGATTCACATTGTTCTTCACATACAGATTACAATTACCTTCTACGGTTACATTGCACTTGCCCCCAATGTATACATACCCATCTCGTTCCCATATTTCATAACCATCACCCACAATTTTACGCACCATAGTACCATTTCTATCAATTTCCATGAAGGTGCCTTCACGGTGATACCAATGCATACGTTCATTGTTTGGTGTGTCATCATATTCAATTACGTGTCCAGATTCAGACTCATACACATGGTTGTAAGGATATTTTGTGTTATATGGGGACTTGGGTTGACTCCATTTGGTGGGAGATGATTTTCGTGCAACAGGAACATCAAGTATGCGTTCTTCATCCTTTGTTTGTACAATCGTGTCCTTAATTTTATGATTACGTGCCAACCGATTTGTATCAGGTTCACCTATATGTGTGACACGCGGATATACACGATTGGGGTCATAGAATCCTTGATTATCTGGGACTCGGCGTAAAGGTTCATTCGTGTTTTGCTGCAGGATGTTAGGGAAGAATCTATATTTGCGAGATGTTGTTGGACGAGGTGTGGGTGGTGTTGGTACTGTACGAGCCGCTTGGTCAATTTGAGCTGCTGACGTAGGATTTCGTATACCACTTTCTACTGCCTTCACACCTCGATTATAAATTTCTTCCGCTGTTCTTCCAATCACCGAGGCGAATTGCCCACCTAATCCAAATGCACGTGCAGCACGTTCACCCACTAATCGTGCCGCCAATAAATGTCCTAATATCTGTGATTTGCGTGTGATGAGATTTTTAACAAAATATGCAAACGTTGTTTTCCACTGACGCAATACATGACGATACATTAACAAACGCTGTATTCTTTGTAACGTCATGAAGTTTTTAGGACCAATAAGTCTTTCAAGCCAAAAGCGAGCATTCGCCATGACATACCAACTTAATGATGTTCGTAGAATATATGGGATGTTATTGTAAAATGCCAATGAGATGACGCCTGCCAATACAGCTTGTTTGGCATAATCTTCACGTGCATTTTCAGGGATGGAGTTCCAATCATCAATGGCTCCTTGACTTACGACACCAATTGAGACTAAATCAGGAACCGTCAATCCATATAAACCCATTTTTTCATTTTCATCAATGACATCTAACCCATGAGGTGATCCTTGTGCCACACGTTCTTGACGAATTTCATCTTCGAGCAACAAAGCAAAAATTTCAACATCTTCAGGAGTTAATGGTCCAATGTGTCCTTCGGGACTTTTTTCTGGTGCAAGAATACGAGAATTAGGAGTGGGTGCTAATGCCAATGCTCCTGTTGTTGGGTCAATGAATACATCACCATCAAATGTCGTTAATAATGTATTTTCTTGTAATGGGATATCTTCATAATTTTCATATTGTGACGCAGCGTAAATGTCATCAGGTGTTACTGTGAATGGATTTTGAGATTGAGCAATCTGCAAAACTTCAGTTAACGCTGACAATGCATTAACACTGTTAATTGAGGTGCCATCAACATTTCGTGCTTCCGCAATTTCACGAACAATCTGATTAATAATGGAAGGAGTTAGAAATTGGGGGAGAGAAAATGTCCCAAATGTTGTTGTGAAAGTTTCGGCGCCTTCTTCTGATTCAATTAATCCACGTAAGGTGGGTGAAATACGCAATAATGATTCAATACTATTATCATTATCTTTCGGAAACTGTCGTTGTATTTCATTGATAATTAAACGTCTATCTATCATGATTCTTGTACCGTAACGCTGTTATTTAAGGCATCATTTCGTTGAGTCTCATTGGTGGCCAATACATTCACAGTAGGAATTGCCAAACTGGACAACCCAGTTGTAGGTAATGTAAGAGTTTTTGATAATGCTTCGGCAAGTTTTTGTAGTAATGTTACCAAGTTGACCGGCTCAGCACGTCCCGGGAATGTGCCTAACATGACAGGCAACTGACATTCATCACCGTCAAGGAAAAATCCCATTACCCATGTTCCTTCTACAGGACCCACAGGTGCATGTCCTGTTCCTGAAATAGAAGCTGATGTCATGGGCATAAGAGGTATTGCCCACGGTAAATCTTCAGTAGGCAAAATAGTTTTGTCGGGATTATGATATCCCACAATACGAACACGACATCTTCCTAGTGCCTCAGGGTCTTGTCTATCTTCCACAACACCCATGAACCAATAGAAGCCCCCATTATTATATACATTTGTATGCATTATCCTAATCCTGAAGCAAGTGATTCTTTTACCATTTCCAATTTCATTGTATACTTATCTCGCGCAATAATATGACGTACAGCAGTCACCAGATAACTTCCTGATAGATATCTATCAATCAAATTCTCAACATTTTCATCACTACCCTTTGCTGCCATTTTTGGATAATAGAATTGTACAACTTCACCTGCCTGTGTTCCTGCCAAACCAGGAACTGTGATTTCAATTTTCAAATTACTAATATCGTATAGTAAACTTGTTCTCTGTAGAACCCAATCTTCAAATTTTGGGTCTTCAAAATCATTGAAAATTTTCTTATGCTTAGGACGGAATGTTACATATGAATGAACATTTCGTAGTTGTTGTGACGGAAACGTGGGATTTGTTTTGCCATGTAAGTGTTCAAACTGTGAATAGTTGTTGATGTAATCAAACACATATTCATCATACTTTTTAGTGACCACATCGAACACGTGCATTGTTGATGAATAATGTCCCATTTCTTGACTACGAAGAATGTCATAGTTTGTGGGTATGGCAACATTTTCCACCTTCTTGTATCCTTCTATCAACGTATTTTTTGTAGAATTATTTTTTGTAATACGTTCAATCATGGCATCATCAAATCCGTAATAATACACCTTGCGCTCATTCACATTTTCTTGAGCTTTGAATATGCTATCAACAGTCGCAAAATAAAATTGTTGTGATGATTCCCATGCCAAGGTGTTGGCTGCTTTACTACCTTCATCGAGATGACGATTTGCCAACCAATTGATACACTTCATTGGACTCCACATGGGTACAACCCAGGTAACTTTATTTTTAGACTCTGAGTTTGGCATCAATTGTAATGATGTTCTATTTTGCTGCGGTACTGATTTTTTCCATGCAGGACGTGTCAATGTTTCTTCGTCACTTAATCCAGCAGGCATATCGTACTCTTTGCTCCAAAAACGAGGCATTGAAAGATATTCATCAAATATCTGTTTTGCAATTTCACTAGGTTTACCTGTATATTTTTTTGAAACAACAGTAACAGAATCTACAGCTGCTTCCAATGACATGAGAGATAACATGTACATTTGTTGACGGTCTGTGCTTGAGGGAAATCTATCACGAACAGCAAACACATAAAAGGCACGACCAAAAATTTGTGAATCTTCAAATCCTGGTACAGTATATGAAATATTAATAATCTCACCGCCTGTAATAGGAAGTGATCCCACCAAATTTAATCCGTCAGATAAAATCATTGTAGCTGACATGGTATTGGAAAACATATCTTCAAACACAGATAGTTCAACAATGAAATCCTTTAATGGATATTCCTGTCCCGCCTTGAACAATGTGACCTCTTTAATGTTAACAGACCCAGGATTTAACGCTGGGGCATCTATAGGATTTGCCATAATTATGTTATATCAGTATATGCTCGTGAATATGCTGTAATGAAATCAGTAATGAAATTGGGGTCTAGTACCTTAATGGTACGCTTTGCTTCATTTTTTTCTGTTTCATAATCATAGATTGAAACAGAATATATTTGTTGTTGCGCCGCCAATCCTGCGTTATAATCTACAACGTATCCATAATTTATTTCTCTCCACTCATACACATCGGATGGTAAATCATCAGGATACTGTAGTGCAATTTTTTCTAGTAGTTGTTTTTCTGACAAGGGCCATTCTTCGCGGGGATTCACAATGTCATTGATGATTAGGATTACCCAATGATATAATGGTGTCCCATAAAACTTAAAGGAAACAATTTCAGGTGTATCACCTTCAACTACAGTATAGGGCATCAAAAAAGATGCTTTGCGTGAAAAGTCTTTATTGATTGCAATGCGATACAAGATGTCTGATATTGTAATTGGACGTCCTGTATCACTTACTTGAAAATTTCGAATTGTTGCAACACCTGTATATGTATCAGATGCAGGTTCTTCTAGAAAACATAACACATCTGATTCAATGCGAGAGATGATGCCCACCATAACATCATTAACATATAACTCAGCACCAATTACAATTTCTTCAATGAACTTTGTATTGACTCCTGTAATCTGCTTTTCCGTGATGGTAATCACACCGGATAGTTGTGTATCAGTTCCAGTAAATGTTGAAACTGGTACAACAATTTGTGGCAGTCCTCGTAGCATTATAGATTTTCTCCGTAAACTCTATCACCTGTGATGGGAACAATTTCCTTAAACTTCAATGTCATGGTAACTTCAGCGGGCAATCCTGGCGTCCCTTTAAACGTCACGAAATCTTGACCACCATATTTCACTGACATTGAAGTGAGTACACAATCACTGAATTGGTGCACATGGGGATTGATGTTTTCTTTGTACATGTAATACAATGAGAATTCTGCAGGATATATCATATAGAAACTATTTTGTGCAACTTCGGGTAACATGTTTTGACGAAGAACTTTTAATATTGCTAAAACCTGTTCTGCTTCTTGCACACTTTCAGGTAAGAATGTATACTCAAAGGTGAATTCTCGAAAATTCACTTGTTTGAAAATTTGTTCACGATAAGGATTACGAATTTTTCCTAACGATTTATCTACAGCAGCAGTTGCTGCCGCTTGGTCAACGCCTGCAATTTCACCTATCTTACCCGGATTAATCTGTCTACGTAATGTTTCACCCGCCAAACCTTTTGCCGTATTAAACAATCCTTGACTACCCCCACTCAACACAGAACCCAATGCTTGTTCTTCCCATTCCACAGAATAATCAGCTTTTGGGGGTTCTTGTAAGCCTAAACATATTGATGTTGATAATGTTGTTGATTTGTTACTACCTGATGCGGCGGTTGCCAAGGCACCTGCTGCTGCGCCCGTCACACCCTTCACCGCCTTAGTTGCAAAATTTAGTAATGGGATTTTTCCGATTAATCCCCCTGTAGGGCGTGAGGCTCCCGATGCCGCTCCCACAGTTGCTGCTATTGCTGTAGCATTTTCACCACTAACTCTACGAGCACTTGTTTCTGTATATGTGCCACCCACAACATTGCCTCCAGTGGCTTGGCTATTTTGTTCACGCACGCGAATAAGAATTTTCAACCAATGGGGTTGTTCTGCTAACAATCCGGTTTCTTTGGGATATCGAAGTTGTTGGGTTGAACGAAATGTGTTTCGTGACTCATTCTGACGAATGGCACCTTGTGTTAACGCCTCGCGGTATCCTTCTGGGATGCGCTGTTGGCGGACACTTGAATCCTGTGTGGCATCTCTGTTTCTGTTTGGTGCTAATGGAATTTGCGCCATCTAAATAATCCCGTGAAGAACGTTTACCTATTATTTATATGGCTTATACTAAAGATACATACAAAGGCAAATATACACCAAAAAATCCCCGCAAATATCGTGGGGATGTCACAAACATCATTTATCGTAGCAGTTATGAAGTGCGATTTATGAAATGGTGTGATTTCAACGAAGGTGTAATAGAATGGGGATCAGAAGAAATTGTCGTCCCATATTTAAGCCCAGTAGACAATAAAATTCACCGATATTTTGTGGATTTCTTCATCAAAGTAAAAACTAAGAATGGTACTATAAAAAAGTATTTGATTGAAGTGAAGCCATTTCGATTCACGCAAGAACCTCAAATCCCTAGTAAAAAAACGAAGCGATTTATTAGTGAGGTTGTACAATGGGCTGTGAACAATGCCAAATGGGAAGCGGCGCGTAAAGCTGCTGCTCAATACGGATGGGAATTTATGCTCATCACGGAGAAAGACTTAGGGCTTTTACAGAACAGAGATAAATAGTAACAGAATTATCTATTCATCCCTAACATAGTGAATTTATCACCTTGTCAAGTAGTAGTCAAGCCCCCAATTTCACCACTTTATGAAATCTAAGAAACAGAATCCATTTGAGCAAATGAGACCTGATGGGAAGGGTGTGAAATCCTACCAATGGTATCAAGCGCAAATACGAAAGTTGGGATTGAATACCATGACTGCGAACAAGGCATTGGAATCGGGCATAGGTAAGTTGACAAGTAACATAGAACCTGGACGAATGTACTTGTTCATGTATAATCCTAAAATGGCAGCAAAACTTCCCTATTATGATGAGTTTCCCTTGGTGATGCCCTTCAACGTGATTAAAGGGGGGTTCTTGGGATTGAACTTACATTATCTACCACCACTCTTGCGTATGAAGTTGTTAGATGAACTAATGAAATTGGCGGATAAACCCACCATTTCAAATACCACACAACTCCGTATGTCTTGGAATATTATTGGGAATTTTTCTCGGTTCCCAGAAGCAAAACCTTGTGTGAAACGATATCTATATCCCAATATACAATCTCGTTTCCTTGAGATAAATCCTCAAGATTGGCGTGCTGCTATATTTCTTCCTGTTGAATCATTCCAAGGAGAAACTAAATCATCTGTCTATCAACTCTCCAAACAAAACATAGATGCCTAGTATAGAAAATTTTCTCACAGTAGTACGTGCCAAAGGATTGGCAAAATCTGAAAAATTTTCTGTAACTATTGTTTCCAAACCCAACATAGTTACAGCACCCGCTGACCAGCTACTCACATTGTTTTGTGAAGAAGCCGCGTTTCCGGGTAAAACCATTATTACACGACCAGCACGAATACACAATCTAAACATTCAACGTCCTTCTGCGGTTGACTTTTTTGGAGAGTCAGCCAACTTTACATTTTTTGTAGACTCTGAATGGAAGGTGAAAAAGTTTTTTGATGATTGGATGAATGCCATTATTGGCACTTCCCGTGAAGTGGCACCATACAGAGACATCATCGGTGACATCATTATTGAAGCTGTACATGAAGGTCCCATTGGTCCCACGCCTGTTCAGGGATACAAAGAAACAACACGATATAAAGTGAAATTGCATGAGGCATTTCCTAAGTCAATGAATTTGATGCAGACATCATATTCTGCTGTAGGAATTCATCGTTTGAATATTGGATTTGCCTATAAATATTGGACGGTTGAAAACATTACAACATAGGATAAATTATGAAAATAAATCATTTACCAACTTTTGAAACTACATTACCCGTGTCAAAACAAAAAGTGACGTTTCGTCCGTTTGTCATGAGAGAAGAAAAATTATTGTTATTGGCATCTGAAAGTGGTGATAGAAATGCCGTGTTGCGTGCATTAAATGAAGCTGTATTGGCGTGTACAAACGGAACAGTGTCATGTGATACTCATTCTATGGTTGACGTACAGAAATTATTTTTAGAAATACGTGGAAAATCTGTGGGTGAAATCATTGAATTTAATCTCATCTGTGGTAATTGTAAACATTCAACATCATCAACAATTGATATCAATCAAGTGGAAGTGTTATACAATGAACATCATACCAATCGGTTAGAGTTATCGAAAGATTTAATTGTGATGATGCGATATCCAAAAATTGAACATTTGGCATTGTTATCAAATCCAGATGCTACGGTTGATGACATCTACGATATGGTGGCACACTGTATTGAAACTATTCAGACGAACGAAGAAGTATACAACAGAGAAAATGCTACACAAGAAGATTTTCGTGAATTTGTTGACAATGTGACAAGTACACAGTTTGAAATGATGAAATTGTTTTTTGACACAATGCCAGCAATTCATCACGATATTCGTTTTGCATGCCCAAAGTGTGCAAGAAATAATATTGTAAACATCAATGAGATAGTCAATTTTTTCGTTTAACTCTTTCTCATGATTCTGTCATCAATTATTACGAAACAAATTTCATATTGATGCAAGAACATCAATATTCTTTATCTGAGCTAGAGAATATGATGCCATGGGAAAGAGATGTGTACGTTGGTATGTTAATACGTCATTTAGAAAAAAAGGCTCAAAAAAAGAATCAACAATACTAATAGGAATCCACCATGGCTCGTAAAAGTAAGCCCAAGGCAAATAAAACAAAGGATGAGATTGCAAAAAATCTACAGGCAAGTATGTTAAAAACCTCGCCTGCTGACAACTTGCAAAGAAACATGGAATTTGCTGGGCAAATGTCAACCAGTATTGGTTCAATAATTGAAAACTTATCTGTTCAAAACGAAGTAGACTTTTCAGATGAACAGAAGAAGATTTTTCAAGACATGCTTAACGCCTTGAAAAAAATGGCAACCAGTCAAGGTGATACAACCAAAGACAGAGAAGAATTACGAACCATGTTTGCAAAAATGGTTGTACAAACCGAAAAGCAAACAGAAAAGGTGGAGAAGGATATTGTCGTCAATGAGAAAGAAGTGGAAAGTAAAGAAGAAGAAGTTCGTTATCTGAAATACTGGCAAGAAAAGGCACAAGAAGATAAAACTGTCACAGAGAAAGAAAAAGAAGAAATCAAGAGAGACCTTGAAGCGCGTGTTGTGGAATTAACAACATTGAAGAAAGATAAAGAACGCTTAACAAAGTCTCTAGAAACGCAGAAAAAGTTGTCTGAAGAAATACAGAACAAGATGCAAGAACCTGAAGAAAAGCGTCTTACCATGATGGATGCCATTAAGGGTGACACCACAGCCGCTTTACGAAAGTTTGCACCTGGATTAAGTTGGAATCCCGAAGAAGGACAATCATATAAAGATATGCTCACGGGCAACTTAAAGAAGGTGACGACCGGTAAAGGATTCATGCAAGCCTTTGGTAGTGTTCTATTGGAACCTGATAAAAAAGCTCCTAGTAACGCACAACTCATAGAATCTGAACGTGAGGCAATGCGTCAGCAAGAGGAGTTACAAGGATTAATGGGTAGAATGGAACAAGGTTCTGTAAATCCTGAAACTACTTCTGATATGGCGGATGCAATAGGTGATGCCACAGAAAATGCATCTGAAGATAGTGCTGTACTAGTAACACTACAATCTCTGCTACAAGAAGTATCAGTAATTCGTGGCATCGTGGAAGGTAGTCTACAACGTGACAAGGGTGGTAAATATCGGGACACTGATACTGGACAGTATATCAGTAAAGAAACTGCACGCACATCAGGCAGAGGATTGTTCAGTAAGGATGAATTGAATCAACAATTGGGTCTTTCATCTTCTGAATTAAAAAAGACCAGTATAAAAGAATTGGAACAAATGGCAGCAGAAGAAGGAAGAATTTCTCCGATAGAAAGAACAGCGGAAAGCATTGCTGCTCCTACTGAATTGTTGTCTGCATTAGAAGAACAAGGTAAAGTACAAAGCAATATTCTTAGTGCCTTAGAAAAAATTGCTGATAATACAGGGACTAGTGCAAAAATTGATAAAGAACGTGATAGTGAAGAAGATTCAGGGCAATCTACACTCACCAACGAAGAAGTGAAGGGGCAAGTAGAAGCTGTTCAATCCGCAAAAGTGGGAAGTGCAGAAGCACAACAAGTGGCCAGTGCAGAACAACAATCAGGTGGTGGTGGAATGGGACAAATGATTATGGATCGCTTGGGAGGAAGAATGCTCTCAAAGACCAAGGGATTAGGGGGAAGTTTAATGCGCGGATCCTCAAGATTAATGAGCAAGGGAGGATCATTACTATCACGCGCAGCACCTTTGGCGTCCAGAGTTGCAGGTGGATTAGGTGCGCGAGCAGCAGGTAAAGTAGGTGCCAAAGCATTAGGTAAATCACTACTAAAGAAAATACCAGGTATAGGATTAGTGGCAGGATTGGGATTTGGAGCATCACGATTACTATCAGGTGATTGGAAAGGTGCCTTAGGGGAAGTTGCCTCAGGTGCTGCATCAACAGTGCCTGGCATAGGCACGGCAGCAAGTGCTGCCATAGATGCCGGATTGGCAGCAAGAGATATGTCAAATGCTTCCATAGAAGGCGCACCTGGAGATACAGCAGGGATGGTATCAACGGCAACAGAAAATTCAATACCTGCCATGGTAGCACCAACAGGTGGCGGTGGCAGTACGGTCGTCACCAATGTGTCAGGAGGCGGCGGTGGAGCTCCTGCAATAGGACCCACAGAAATACGAATACAAGACAATAGTTTTGTTCGATTCCAAGATAAGCGAGTTGCGCGAGTATAGCAGAAAAGGGAGCTTTCGGGCTCCCTTTTCTTTTTAGCTATATCTAAGAATTAATCTTCAGCCAACTTGGCGAAGTAACTTAGAGTATCATCGTCATCTTCGTCAGCACCTGATGACTTGAAGGTTGGGGCTGGGGCAGAACGCACCTTAGGAGATTCTGCAACTGGCTCTTCATCCATCCGGCTCTCAGAAATCTTATCAGCCGTCATGGAAGCAACCGGGCTTCCCTTCAATACCATGTCGAGCTTCTTCTTCAATTCTTCGTAGCTCTTGAAGTTCTTGGGATCAACGAAGGGTTGAAGTGCATGTTGCTGATTCCAAACTGTTTCGATGTCATCATCTGAATCAGCAATGGCTGAGACAGGTTCGAATTCAGACTTGTCGTAATTGCGATATCCTTCGACATTACGAATCTTGAGCTTGAAGTTTGCACCCTTCCAGAAATCAAAGGGGTTGATGGGCTCCTCATCCTCAAACTGAGGCTGCATGATGTCCTTAATCTTATCGAAAATCTTCTTGCCAAACTTGTACAGGAACACCTTACCTTCGTTCTGAGGATTGGCAGAGTCCTTTACAACAAGAATGTTAGCGATGTAATTTAAACGACGCTTCTGCTTACGAGCAATTTCCTTATTGCTCTCAATTCCGGAGTTCCAAAGTTCTGAATTCAATTCAGATACAGGATCGGGAAGATTCAATGTGGTCAAGCTGTTTTCAATGTACCAGCGACCTGATGGTCCTTGAAACCCATGATTCCAAACACGAATCCAAGGAAGCTCCTCACCCTTTGTGGGAGGAAGAAAACGAATCACGGCATATCCATTGCCTGCCTTATCAACTGAAGGAGACCAAAAACGGTCATCTTCGCGGCGTTCGTTTGTAGGGTTGGCAATCTTTTCAACTTCCTTCATGAGACTGTCGAAATTGCCACGTGACTTGCGTAAATCGGATAAACTTGTGTAAGACATTGTGTTACTCCTTGCGTATAGCGTTGTATGTTAGTGTGTAAAACGTATGATACTACGGACCTGCCATGATATTAATACCTATCATCCACCTCATCATAATCTTCATCAGAGTATGCATCATTAAAATAATCTTCGTCAAACTCAGTGTCAAGCATATCGTAAATTGCCTTACGATGCTTACCGAACTTGTCTTTTTCTACTCTTTTGGGCTTCTTGAAACTACGATAGTCATCATCTTCCCAATCGTGATGTTTACTCATTGAAGGCCTTCTTTACAATCATTGAAAATTTTTCCTTGTTGATGTTAACAAACGGTGAATATTTGTATACCAGTCTAGATGTTGATGCCCATACGGGGTCATTTTTTAGTTGTTCATCTAACTGTTCTCTAAACTTATATAATTTATTTAGAATTACAAGTGTTTCCAACCGACTTTTTTTACCACAATACGACTTCAATATCACCGGATGTTCACCTGTACATTTCCATAAATCATCCACTTTATTCACTTGTAATGTGAGAAAGTCAATGTCTTGTGTAAATGTATATGTTAATCTTTCTTGAATTTTTTTCCATTCAAGATATACTTCATGCCCTGTGGGTTCAAAAATGGCACCCCATTCATGCCCAGACAAAAAATTTGATACGAGAAATCCTACAAATGCTTCTGAATCATAATTATACTGTTTCATCATTTGTTCTAGCTTTTTACTGAACGCCGTCTTTACACCTGTCTTAGGTGCTCTGGGAGGAACACCATTTCGTATATCAAAGTTGTCTGTTGTGAAGTGTAATCGTAACGCCGTGTAAATTTTGTAGGCTTCGTTAATGGTCATAGAGGAAGTTTACTTGTTTTCTTGAGCAAATTCATTTCTTCCGCTTCGGCACGAATTTTTTCTTTCAGAGAATTGGAAATCAACCCAGTTAACGCCCCGGTGTCAATATCATTTTCTTCACAATAATCCACAATGGCTTCCATGTAACCAATCTTTCTACGCACTGCTTCTTTTTCAATGTGCATAGAGAAATCTGTGGGATTTGTGAATTCTCTAGTAATGAGATAGGTTACCGTAAGGGCAACATTCTCTAACTCAGGTGGTTGGGTTGTTTCTTCTTGGGGCATAAAATATATGATTTCCTATTTGTTTAATGGGTTCAGCGAAACTCCAATTGGGGCTCACACTTGTATTATGAAAATACAAGGCATTCTTTAAACTAGTGAGTCGAAGATTCTGTGTCAATACTGCTCGTGCAATTCTTCGTGACTCAGCATAGATGTCTTTTTCCAATCGTCCACGTGGACCGCATGTCCAAGAGAATTGGCATCCCCGAGGATTTCTCTGGTAGACAACACCACACACCGTCTTAGGGAATGACCGAGATTTCACACGATTCATGGTAACCGTGGCTACTGCCAACTTTCCTTCGTATGATTCATCAGGAGCTTCAAATGCTATGTTCTTTGCCAAACAAGTCAATTCCTTTTCTGAAATAACCTTGAATGGCTTTTTGGGTAGTACAGGCACGTGCGCACGCGAGAGAGTGGTAGGCACCACAGCTAATAGAACACATGCTACTAGTATGCTAATGAATTTCGTCATTAATCCTCCATTCGTATCTATTAAACTTAACACCCTTACAGCCTTATGTCAAGTACTGCAAGGGGTAGTTAAAGGTTTTAAAATCTATGTTATAGAGATATTCTGCTGTTTTAATGAATGCTGGATGACGTTTATCTATATTGTGAAGAAATTTTGGTTGAGTTTCATTAACACGCTGTAGTGGTGAAACATCATATCCTAATGCTATTGATAACCAATCATTGAATTCTGTGATGTTCTCATAACGAAATATTTTCACTTTGGGATGGTAGGCATACCAGGTCTGTGTTCTGAAAATAGTGTCGCTTAATATCATTTGTGATTTTGCATCTGCGATATTACTAGTGCAATGTTCACTGAAAAATTCATATAATGACTGTTCACTATCAGTTGGAATATTTATGCTATGCCAAATACATGGGGGACTTTCGTATATACAATTACCTTGTTTACATCTTTCTTGTAAATGTAGATAATGAGATAGGACTGAGAAAAATCTATCCACAGGATTACGCACAACAGTAAATGCAGGTAACATTTCAATATCTTTTAGCTGCCAGTAGGCTTCATGGGTATGTTTGGGTTGCTGTAATAATTCAGAATTATACAACCCAAACAACCTAGAATATGCATATGTTGCTGTTCGTGGTATTTTAATCCACCAAAATTTCAACTCAGGATTTTTACTACTTACAATTTTTGTAGGCATAATATAAAAGAAAATATCAGACGGACAATCCGGTATAACAGTATCCGCCCCAATTGGTACTACAAACACATTGTTGTTTTCCACTACTTGCTGGATTACAATATGTCCAATAGGAACAGCCCCCTCCGCATGCAGCAGGTGTGATATACACAACATCGCTCTCATTTCCACGTAACACTAAATGATAATTTTCTTCCGTTTCAACTTCATTGGTATCGTTGTGATAGATGCGAAGGTCTACACCAGGAACCCCTAATCGTTCACCTTCGAAAAATATCTCCAACATGATAACAATACGCTTGGTAGTGATGTCTGCAGGAGGATTGAATGTGAATGTATTGGTTTCTGTATCAAACGATGCCCAAGAAGGAATTTCATGATGTCTTGCTCCTATCGCAACATTGTGCACATTAACAGCATCTACATATTGTGTTAATTGTAGATTGAACGTTGAAGTTTCCCCAGCCTTGATGATTACAGGAGTTTTAATATTCTCAATTAATGCATCAAGGAAAAGACAATGTACTAGACGATTTGGTGTTGTACCATAAATGGTTTCATTACGGAACAATATATCCGTTGAAGAATATGGTGGTAATATAATTTGAGATTTAATTTCGTCAGCGGTTAATGTTGGGTCTGCTGTGATGTATTGACACACTACACCCGAAACAAGTGCACTCGCTAATGATGTTCCGGATGAGGTAGCATATCCTGACTCAGTATGTATTGACGCCACTTCAATATCAATGCCAGGTGCTGTTACATCAACTTCAGGGCCCCAATTACTTGAGGCACCTGTTGCCCATGAGATAACACGGTCATATGCATCTGAAGCAGCCACACCTATTACCGTATCTAAACCAACGGGAGAGAAATTGTCGGCAGCTTCACCGGTATTACCTGCTGCTGCCACAACAACTAATCCCGCGTTTTGAAGTTCTTGAATCTTTGTGTCAAGTATTTGACTCTTAGGTATTGTCCATGAACAATTCACGACCTTAACACCCGATGTCAATGTATGGTCTGATAAAATGCTGTTGAATGCTGACAACAACACACTTAACGTAGTACTAGCTGACATGGGAATCTTTACATTCTTCAATGTGGCATTTTTTGATGCACCTAATGTATTACCTACAATTAGACTTGCCATTGCTGTACCATGGCCTGTTGTATCGGTGAAATCATTTTCAAGATAACTATGGAGATTTACGATATTTGTATTTGAAAATTGTTCATGGCTACTATCTACACCTGAATCCACCAAATAGACAACCCCCTGCTCACCGAAATTCTTAGGAGCATATGAGGATTTCATGGGCAACATTGGAGTGGACAATCTTAATAAGTGCCAAGGAGTTGAGGAGGCAGTGACACTGATTTCTACATCTTCCTCAAAGGCGATAATGCCTGAGACACTTGAAAAGGACGTATCATTTGCTGAAATGTTTAATACTTTCAGTTCAGAAAATTCTTCGTGAACAACAACACCCATTTCAGATAGTGTTGTTTTTAATACAGAAACATCTGTATCAGAGTGGTAAATGACGTTATATTTCAGCATAAAATCTCCAAAATTTTGTTATTATCTAGTATTTATATTAAGTTGTTTCAGTGCCCAGTCTCTTTCAAGACAAAAGTAACATTGTCCCCCACATTTAGAACCGGTCTCATCATCATATGCCCCACACGATATGGTTTTATCTAATAGTACATGTTCATTATTATCTATATAGAATTTTATAATTTCTGCCTTATCTATGTCAATGAACGGACGAATATGATTTTCATTGAAGGCAGGGCCGCGAACAGGGGGTGTGTCTCCTAGAATGAAAAAAGACGGAGTAAATTCTTCAGTTAAAACTTTATTACAGCCAGAAAACACCACGCCCCCATATATTTTTTGTATAGATTCCACAAATACACGAATGAAAAACTTTCTACTCCAGAATATACAATCTATTTTCTGCGAGAATTTATTTGAAATGTACTCAATAATTTCATCAATATGTTTGGGCTTTTTAAGCATCACATGGCATATTATAGGTACTGATAAATTTTTGTCATGTTTTTCTTTACATAACAAATACAACAAAATGGTGCTATCGGCACCTCCTGAAAATAATATGTGTATTTTTTCTGTGTTTTCAGGTATCATATTCATAGAAAGGGGAATGGGGGTATTCTGTTCCCAGGAACCCCCTTAACCCGGCTAAAGTGTCTTACGCAGCTAAGGCGTAAGAGGTAGCGAATGACATGTAATTGTTGTCATTTAATTGTTTTTGCTCTGCTTGCGGCAGTCGCCTCTCGGGTAGCTCTCTCCTGTACTTCTTCCCCTGTCGAAACCAGGCACCCCCTAAACTACGAACCAACATACTTCTGAGCACTTCTGAGTGGAGGTGAGGGGAGTCGAACCCCTGTCCAAGAAAAGTTTCTATTTAAGCAATCTACTACCATCCTACAATACTATTTATACATCACTTCATTACTTCGTACATATCACGATAGTATAATAATCCTTCAATATGAGCATCTCGTTTACTTTGAAATACTTGCATGAATCCATCTTCAACTGCAATGGCAATCACCAATCTATTCACAGGAATGCCTGTACGTTCTTCAAACATCACAGCATATGCGGATGCCTGCATGAAGTAATGTTGAATATGCTCCACATCTTTTTCTCTGCGAGCTGTCTTGAAGTCAATGACACTCAGTTTTCCTTCATATTCAGCAATGCAATCCACCCGCCCCGCCAATCGTAAGTGATGGGACCATAATGCAACTTCTTGAGCCCGAATGTTGTCAATCTTATTCAGTTCTGATTTAGCAATCTCAAACAGTTCTTGGTCTAGCACTGACTTTAATGAACTATCTGGGAACAGTTTTTCCTGAGGAGCATTTTTCAGATATCGTTCCGCCAGGGTATGAAACTTGGTGCCACGTGTGGCGGCTTGCCGAGATATCTTATTGGCTTCATCCGCACCTACACGTTCTCTCCACTCCATAATACCTTTTTTGGTATGCTGAGATAACACTGTGGTTACTGAGGGATAGAGTTTACCGTCAGGCGTTTGATAAACTCTATTCCCATCAGTACCAGTAGTGGCTGAGATTTCTTCAATTTCAACGGGGTTGTGTATAAATGTTTTCATGATATAAAATTATCTTATTACGTTGTGTTTGTCAAGATACGAGTTGTAAATCCTCGCATTGCATTCTGGCAATGATATATTCTTTCACCAATTGGCTACGAACAATATCTTGCACTTGGAATTCCACATGACGGAATGATTGCATATGATTGGCAATTTGCATGAACTTTCTTAATCCAGACACATCATGTTTTCTATTCAAATCGGTTTGACGAAAATCTCCGCAGAAAATAATCTTGGTGTTTTGTCCAACGCGAGTCATGATGCTATTCAATTCCATGTCGTTGAGATTTTGAACTTCATCCACAATGACAATACAGTTGTCTAACGTCAATCCGCGAACATAGGACGTCACCATGAAATTAACAAGATTTTGTTCCTTTAGTTTTGTGTATGCCTTGGGTCCAAATCTTGGAAATAAATCCTCACATATTTCTTGGTAAGGTTGGGAATAGACCTCTACTTTATCTTTTTCATTGCCTGGGAGAAAACCAATATCTCTTGATGGTACTGCTGAACGAACAATCACAAGTTTCTTAACTTCAGCATCTTCACTTAAAATTTCCTGAAATGCATTATACATGGCGATATACGTTTTACCTGTTCCTGCAACACCATGTAGTAACATGGCACAATGTCCTTTACGATACAAATTGAAAAATGTTTCTTGATTGTGGGTTAAAGGGTAAATGTTTTTGAGGTCAGAGGAAGTTAAGATATTCTTGTTGAACGTGGGGATTTCAGGAGCAACAAGTTTGAGACGCTTTTTACGTGACATGACGTTCTCGCATGGTAGGGGGTGAAAAAACTCCGACAGAGCGCAGGCTCCGCCGGAGTTAAACCGTGAAATGAAAGATGTTTAAATGAAACTACTGTTGTTATTGATACGTGAACCTGGGGTCTTTTCATGAATTTTTTGTAGTACCTCTTTGAATCCACCATCAGGGCGTCGAATACGTAGACGCACGGGGTCACCAATAGAAGGAGCGGTAAACATCACCTTCTTGACTGCCAGTTCTGTACAATTAGGACATGGCTCTTCCTCGGCTAGGTTCATGTTAGAGATGCTAGTATACTTCGTGAAATAATGCTCACATTTTTCACACTGATATTCATATGTCGGCATAAAATTATTTATACTTTGTAGTTGTCTGAAACACGCCGGATACTATCGCGTACCCAACTCAATAAAATTTTGGATGCTTCGGTTTCTAGTTCTTGTTCAATGTTGTCTAACTCATCTTCAATATCAAGAAAAATATAATGAATTTTTTGTTCACATTGTTCCATTAATGCTTCGGTATATTCTTCATGCTTAGTCATAACGACCTCATTTAATAATGGTTGACGAATCAGCAACACTCTTATCCTCACGTAATTCAAGAAAAACCGGTAGAAATAGACTTTCCACGTTGGTCTTTTTGTCACAAATACGTGCGTTATACTTGACGGCAACAATCTTGCCTACAGTATTACTCTTTGTATATTTATCACGCTGTTCATCTGTGAATCCTGACCCAACATTCACCTGAATGATGCCGTCAGCAGATTCTAGTACCAGTGCCCCCAATCTTCCCACATTTTTCCCCGTACCTTCTTGCCAATCCACACAACGAAGGTCACATTCCAACTCACCCTTGAACTTCACTTGATGCTTTACGCGCTTATCTTCCCATCCCTTGGTGATGTCCTTGAGAATGATACCTTCCTCTCCCTTGGCGAAATATTCCTCGAACAAATGATGAGCCTCATCCTCTGAAATGACTTCAATATTTTCAATCAATGAAACACGTTCAGGCATCTCCATTGCTTCAAGAATTTGAAAGCGCGACTCATAGGAACATTTGGACTCACCTTGCTTGAAATGATCCAAAGGAATGATATCCCAGACCACAGCTTCCACCATACCAGCTTCGTTCTCAGAGACGGTACCCTTTACCGCCTTGTTTAAGATGCCATTACCTTTCTGACGGTTCATGATATTGCCAGAACGTTCTCTCACAACCAATTCACCATCAAACACCACAGGGAGTTCACCTGCCAATTGTAGAAACTCGGCTTCAAGATTTCCAAGCAAATCAATTTGCTTACCGTTTCGTGAACGAAAGTCCACTTTACCATTTTCCACGATGGCATTGAATCGCATCCCATCCAACTTCAATTGCACATAGGCGGGATAGGTCATTTTATTCATGATTTTCTCATCAAATCCAGATGCCAACATGACAGGATATGTGGGAATCAAGTTAGGCCAAATCTTGTTTACTGTAGCCTCAGACACCCCACACCTCAAATCCTTTTCAATGACACGTTCAATCACCTTGGCATCATCGGCATCAAGAGATTCCAGGATCCAGTGAAGATGATGAAATGCTGCATTTCCCGTCAAGGTCCGAGAAGAAAACTTTTCCAATTCATCCAATGCTTGTGTAAGTGTGATATGGGTGTTTCTCACGCCCGTCTTATATGGCATGATGCGTCGAATGTAAAACTGTGTATATGGATCAAGAGCAAGAAATAACACCTTGCGGAGTGTTAGGTCCGCAAGGTGTTCCTTAAGAATGGCTTCTTTTTCTAGGCGGCTGGTAGTCGCGGCAAGTTGCTCAAAGATTTGGTTCACCATGAATGATATATCCTCGTTTAAGAGTCTATATGTAATATACATCATTCATTGTGGTTTGTCAAGTATGTACAGGCACCGAATATCGTTTGGAAAACTCTATAGCATCAATGCGGTTGTTCACCATAGGTTTACCTTTAATGTTTAAACTGGTATTTAAAATCATCGGGCATCCAGTTTCTTTGTACCATTCTTGTAAGAAACTATGAAAGTAGGGTGAATCCTTTTGAGAAACCGTTTGTACGCGAGATGTCCCATCTGCGTGTACAATGGCAGGGAATTGTAAAGGATGTTTGCACAATGCCGTGTATTGCATATAGGGACTTTCCATAGTAGGCATGTGAAAATACTCATGGGCATGTTCGGCAAGAATGGCAGGTGCAAAGGGACGGAACTTCTGTCGTTTCTTGATGACATTCACCTTATCCTTGATGTCATCACCGCGAGGATCAGCCAATAAACTTCTATGTCCTAAAGCACGAGGACCAAATTCTGCACGACCAAATGCCACACCTGTAATGCCATCTTTCTGTAGTGTTTCAATCAATTGTCCCGTGGGATATTTCACACCCATATCAAATCCAAGATAGGGACCACGCCAGTTCAAGAATTCTTGTTGATGAGCAGCAATGGCACCGAGACTATTTCCTGCATCGCCTGGATTTGGCATAATCCAGACATTCTCAAAATATTGGAAGGCAATATTATTGGCAACACAATTCAAGGCACACCCGCCACCCAACACTAAGTTTTTACTTCCTGTGAGTTTTTGTGCCTTATCTACTAAATCATGAAAATATAGTTCGTAGACAAATTGTGTTGCCGCGGCAATATCATACAAGTCTTGTTGAGATTTCAATTCAGGGCGCCAGTTCATGCATCCTCGATGAAGATTATCATTCAACTTCAAAATGTCTCTGCTATCAAAGAAATCTTCCAAAATCATTGGGGTATACTTCAAAGGATCCCCATATGCCGCCATGCCCATGAGAATATATTCTTCTTCATTGGGTTTTAATCCTATTCGTTGGGTCATGGCTGAATACCACAACCCTAAACTATGTGGATATTTAACAGAGAATTTCTTTGTTAGATTGTTATCTGTGCCATGCCAAATGGTTGTGGTGTCAAACTCACCGATGGCATCAATTACTAATACAGCCGCTTCTTTAAATGGGGAGGTATAATATCCTCCCGCTGCATGACTATGGTGATGTCCTACAGTAGTGACGGGTGCCGTGATGTTGTATTTGTTTAGATACCCTCTAATACTATTATTGATCCATCCTTGTCCTGCACGAAGTTGCCGTAACGTTTTCAGCCAAGGATTCTCATACCACACAACAACATCAGGCTCACCATATCGTTTGGCGTCTGTAACAATGCCCGGATTTAAATGAGCATCATTTTTTATTCCTGAATATCGTTCAGATTGTGATGCATACAAGATTTCGCCATCTTGGACCACAGAGATGGCAGCATCATGGCTATTGGCAGATATACCCCAGATTATCATTTCTTTTTCAAACTAATCAGTTCTATGTTATCAACATGGTTGAGTTTAATATCTTTTGCATGCTCAACACAAATGTTATATAACCAAGGATAAATTGCTTTCCAATCGGTTCCTCGTCTAACATCTATTTTATCCAAATAATCCCACAACTTACGTAGGCGAACAGGATCAATGTCATGTTTCACTACCTTTTGCTTAAAACCATCTAGATAATTTTTTCTAGGGAACTCCTCAACAGGTATTTGTTCTATAAGGTCATCAAAATATTTTGTTGCATGATGGCCAATAATACATGGGTCCATAAATGATGGTGTCACAACAATATTCCAACCGTAATTGATATATTTTGTTTTTTTCCAGTCATTTAAAAAACTATAAAATTCTGCCATAGTAGGCAAGGTTAATGGCGTGATAGTAGAATGGACAGAAACTCTAACGTGAGGTGAAGTCATTAGTGTTTCAAAGTTAGTTTTCCACTCATCTAAACTCATACCATATCGAGCAAACTCTGCTTCAGGGCCCCAACAATCCATACTACACACAATTTCAAATGATTGTAATTTTCCGCTATCAATTAATGTACCCACACGTTCAATTTTTTTCTTAAACTGTGCGGGATCATGCTTTAAGTTACTAAATATTTTCCAATTGGTATTTGGATGTTGTCTAGCCTCAAAAAATGATAGACATTCTTCAAATTCAGGTTGGTACATAGGTTCTCCGCCCAAAATTTGAAAATGATATAAGTCGGTAGAATGTTTATCCATCCACTTCCAGAATTCTTCTTTTCTATGTTCATATCCTTCTCTACTTTTGAATCCCATCAGGTCATATTCAGCTTCAATGGGACCAAAGCGTTCAATTTCATTCTGAATTAATGAACTGAAGAATGGCGAGCAATAAACACACTTTTGATTACAAACATTGGTGAAGTATACTTCCAGAATTCTAGGAGTAACGTGAGTGGCATCAGGAACATCAAACAATTCTTTAGGGACAAGGTCTAAATCATTAATAAAAGAAGTTCTTTCACTGGCACCCCCTGCATCTTCAATTGTCTTACAATATTCACAGCCGTTACCTGGCCATTCACCGGCCAACATCTTTTCTCTATCCTTTATTTTATCCGGATGATTATGGAAGTTTTGGATATCATCAGACACATCCCACCCATGACAGCGATGACAACTAGAGGAAGACCCCTCAGAAAGAAATAATGTACTCCAGGTCCATTTGAACTGGCATGCTGTATTAGTTTTAATAGGAAAAACTTTAAACTCTTTTTGCATTTTTACAATCTATTTGATAGTTTGTTGGTAGGGTAAAATACCCACCCAAGTTGAAGGTTCACCCCAGTATAGGCTACTGAAAAAATCCGGAGTGTTATGATTTACATATTGTGGAAATTTTTGTTCTATTATAGAAAATAATCTATGGGATAAGAATCTATATCCATATTCATTGGGATGACCACATACAGGTGATAACATTCCTACACGAAACATTTCTTCAACAGAAGGGAAAAATCTTTTAAATTTATCCATAGTTGTGATATCAGCATCAGATATATTTTTATATTCATTATTTTTTAACAAAAAATTTGAATCCGGAAGATAGGAATTTAAGTACTCATCGTGTGAAAAATATTTAGTATGTAGTTCAGCAAGATTAGTTGGAATATTCGTTTTAAAATTAAACATAGAAAAATATAAGAAGTTGAAACTATAACGGTTACATAAATTTCTCATGGTTTTGACATGGAAAATTTGTTCTAGAAAATGATCCAATATATTATTTTGGGTAAAATTATTATAAGAGACACCGAGTGAATAGTGATTGGTGTCGCCATGTTTATACCCAGGTAATATACTAACATTTTTACCATCTTTATAGAATGATATTCTTTCAGGAAAAGTAAGACCCCATACAACTAATACATCATAATTTTCAGATAAAGAATTTTCATCAAATACTTCTATAAATCGTTTAATTGCATTTGAATCACTAGAACCTCCTAACCCCAAATTTATCAACACATCATAATTTAGACTCTTTTGTAAATAACGAGACCAACTATGCATATGAAATCTTGGTCTATACAATTTGTATCTCTCTACAACAAAATCATTTCCAATATTGTTTGGACGATGGACAGAAGGAATTTTATTCAAATCGTATGCACCAACTCCTTCGGTAAAACTACATCCTAGCGTTATTAACAGTTTCTTTTTCATAGTGTCAATATGTTTGAAAATTCCTCAAACACAGAAGCATAATTTTGTTTACGGTATTCATCATGAGTTTTCATTTTGTGAATGAATTCCTGTTCTAGATTCTTACCTTCAGCATTCATAAAATTTAATACGGAAGTAAGGTCAGTATTTAAATGCGTGTACTTATTGATTTTCTCACTAATTTTATCCTTAGCGAATGAAGAAAGATTTACAATTGAAAGAACCTCAGGGTGATATAAAATGTTTAACCAAACAGGTATTTCTTGTGATTGAAAAAATTCAAGATACTCAGGTAGATAAAATACATTAATGGAACTGACGGTTAGACAAATTTGCGTTCTTCCTGAAAATTCATTTTTAAATCTTTGAATGTTATTCAAAACACTATCCCACTTGGCAGGATATCGTTGATACTCAAATTGTGGTCCGATTCCATCAATACTTAGCATAATATCCACATCCTCAAAATGTGGCCAGATTTCCTTTACAGCTATTTCAGGGAAAATAGTTCCGTTGGTATTATAGTGTATCTTTTGTTTTTTACTATATCCCATCTCAATACTTTTTTGTAATACTTGAAAATGGCGGGAGATTAAGAAAGGTTCTCCCCCATATATTTCAAATAACTCAACATTAGGTAATATAGTATTCAAATCGGTCCAAAAATTTTCATTATAATCAGGCCATTGCATTACTTGCTTTCTATCTGCGTTTACTTTTTGTCCAATATCAGTAACTATGTCAGAACCATATATATCCTTATGTTCCTTTACCCAATTACTAGAACTACCTGGGCTACAAATTCTACATTTTAAATTACATGTGTTACCTAATTTGAGGTCAAGAAATTTTATCTCACATACAGTATTTTCTGAGTTAATTCTTTCTGGTGTAAAAGTTTCGTGATTTATATTCCATCTTTTATTTTCACGTATTCTTTTACTTTCTTTACCAAATTCTTCTTCCTTCCAACAGGCAGCACAGGCAGTGGGTTTTTTACCTTCTAATAGAGAAGTTCTTAAATTTCGGATAGAAGAAGAATTCCATACATCTGATAAGGTGTCTTTACTAAGGGAAAAAAATTCTCCTGTATCCTTTGTATAAAATTCTTGACTCATACAGCAAGGTGCAACAAAACTGTCCGACCGTGCCTCTAAATGCACAAATGGAAGAATACAAAATGTTTTACTCATGAAACATAAAACTCAATTCAGGAAATGTAGAGGTAAAAGATTCCTTTCTAATCTTATCTAGATGTTTAGTGAGGCTTATAAACTGCTCATGATTTACTGCGTCAAAGGGAGCAGTAATATAATTTTTAGCCAATTCCCATCTATCTAACATGGTCTTACCACAAAGTTTATTTTTCGTGAGAAAGTCAATTTTTTCCTGATATTTTTCTGCTACCTGTAAACGAAAATCTAAAGGAACAACATTTGCTTTATACCAAAGAGGATCAGTTACAATGTTTATATTCATATTATCATATGAAATAAAATTATTATCTATCATGTAATCATAGTACTCAACTAAGGTTGCAAAATTAAAAACGCTCAACGTTACACCAATAATAAATTCGACATGTGGAGTTAATGTTTTAATATCACGAATATTTTTTTCTGCTTTGGACCAAGTCAGTCCTTTTCTAATGTACTCCGCTCTGGGACCCCATGAATCTAAAGAAGCTAGTACAACAACTTTATCAAATTTCTTCCAATAATCACAGATATGTGTATTTTTAAATACAACATTAGATAAATTGGTGTTATATATCAGATTGATATTTGTTTTGTTGTGTTCAATTAAAAGATTTAAAAATTTATAGTGCTCTTCCATCAGTAAGGGCTCACCGCCAGCAAAATACACACTTTCTATTGTAGGTATTATTTCTTCTATCTGTTCCCAAAAAATTTCCCTGGGAATATCGGGTTTAGTTACAACAACACTTCCCGCAGGTTTGCCTAAAAGAGTATTATGGTCTAATGCCCACTTACTACTAAGCTCAGGGCCACATGTTCTACACCGTAAATTACAAAAATTACTAAATCTAAAATCAACATAGGGAAGATTCATCTTCTCAACTGTGCCATCTTCTAAAGTCTCATCTACTTTATCAATGTGATGGAAAAAATTACGAGTTATGTCAGTGCGAAGGCTATTACCACCAAATTCTTCTATCTCGTAGCATCTGCTGCATTCAGGAACATATTCATCGTTTAACATTGCTAAACGATTCTTTTTCATTTGAGGTGAATTCCATAGATGCTTCAAAGAATTTTCTTTAGAAAGAACCCCTAACGGAGTTTGTGGGTCAGATGTACAACACATGTATGTGTTGCCGTTAGGCCATGTATGCATATGTATCCACGGTATTAAACAAAATCTTTTACTTTCTTTTAATAGCTCTTTGTTAAACATGTTCATCTAATACACTGTTAAAGGTTATGAATTTTTCTCGCATACTTTCTATGCTAGGTTTTGACAAATGATTTTTTACATTATCGAAATCCCATGAGTACATGATGTTCCGACACTGCTCTATTATAACACTCTTTTTATGTTCTTCTAGATGCCATGCTTGTTGAAATACTGGATCATAAACCCAGTTTATGTGTATTGGAATTTTTTCTTGATGAACTATAAAATCATAAAATTCAGCTATATGTTCAATATTATATAGGCTAACAGTTTGTACGACACTTAATTCTATCCAGGATTCCTGTTTTAATTTCCGTAGATTTGCCAACGTTGTTTCCCACACACTATTGGTTCTGATGTATTCATTTCTTTCTCCCAAATCATCTATGCTTGCACTTATAGTACACTTCTTGAATTGTTTCCAGTAGGCTAATAATTCATCATCAACATTAGTGAGATTTAAATTGTACCAAAGTTCAATATTATTATTTAATCCGGTCTCAATGAGTTTTTCAAGATAGGAAAAATGTTTTTTAATTAATGTGGGTTCTCCTCCATTAATGTATATTCTTTTAACATTGTGTGAATGAGATAGCAAATCATCCCAGAAGGTATCACTCTCATACCATGTGCCACGTTCAATATCTCCATATTTCGTGACGAACGAAAGTTTATGTTCTAACATTTTATGGTCGCGTATCCATTTGGTACTACTTGCAGGATTACATGTTCGGCATCGAAGATTACACACATTACCCAAGCGAAGTTCGATGAATTCAAAGTCAAGGGAAATAGTACCGTCAGAGTTAGTGTGTTCTACAATATCATCAGAAAAATATCGCTCATTTTCTTCAATTCGTTTACTTCGTAGTCCCATGCGCTCATCATCATAACAGCGTTTACATGAAGCGGGTTCAACACCGTTTAACATTTCTAAACGAACCTGACGATAATAATCACTATTCATGATTTCATTGATGCTGTTCGTGTTTAACGAAAGCCACTCAACCTTATCTCCTTGAAAATTTCTTGCTCGACTTGCTCCACCTGTGTGGTCTGAAATGCAACACAATGTACAACCACCGTGAGGATGTGTGGCCAAATGTTTCCAAGGCAATGAGCAAATTTTACCGTACGGATTGTCTATTCCACCAGTCATATAATTCTGTATCCTGTTTGTAAATATCTTCGATAGTATATAGTTCTCCGCGAACTTTATCTAATTGTCGATGCCAATTTCTTCCATTAAAGAATTTTTCTTCGGCATCTGAAAATTGTTCCTGGAAGGTCGGGCGCTTCTTCATCTCGTTTAACGTGTTTATTAGTGAGTAGCTTTTACCTGTTGCCCGAGGTGTCATATATGCCAATAGTTCGTCAATTTTTCTATCTAGAATATGTCGTGGCCATGCAAAAGGACTCAACACAATATCGGGATGAAATGCAAACATAATTTTTGTTTCAATACGCACATTTAATTCCAATGATAAATCAAACAAATCTTTTAATGCAAACATGCCTGGTCCTGTAATAGTCAAGTCAAACAACATTCTATCTTGACCACCTGGAATTTGTAAACCTTGTTTGAAATTGTTTAACCATATATCCCATTTAATACCTTTACGAATATATTCAACAATGTCGCCCGTGCCATCAATACTGGCACACATCAACCAATCTTTAAATTGTGGGAGATAGTCATATAAGTTCTTGCCATAGTATTCCACACGACTTAAATTGCTATTATATCGAAGATAACAATTTTTTGCACTACCGTTTTTAATCATTTCCTCCAATGCCCACCAATGTATCTCATACATCAGCGGTTCCCCTCCGACCCAGTAACATTCCTCAACAATGCCGCGAGAAATGGCATCACGAAATTCAGGCTCCACAACATCAATCTGGAATTTCTGCATCTTCTCTTTGACTTCAGGAATCATGAAGGGCTGGTGTTCAGGTGTCCAGAACCCATGTTTCTTCTTTTCAGCCTCCCAGGATGAACTAAGCTGTTCACCACACATTCTACATTTGAAATTACAAATGTTAGAGTACCGATAATCAAATGAAATGGGTTCCATAGTTGTGAATCCTGTTTCATCCGTCTTGGTAAATGCCTCTTGAATCTTGTGTTGAAATAACGCACCCGTGAACCATTTACGATAACTACTAACACTCAAAATGTCATCGTTACATACATCACACTGAGGGATACGTTCACCTGCCATGAGTTTTTTACGAATATCCTTCATGTACTCACTATTCCAGTGTTCCTTAAGTGACACAGGATTGAAATCATCTGCTGATGTTTTTGATGCTTTTACTTCACCATATCGTTCATCATTTGATGCATCAATGTATTGTTTTTGAAAACTATGTTCCTCACGGCTGGCACAACACAACCTACGTTCTCCTTGCGGGGAGATGTAGGTGTGTGTCCAAGGTGCCATACAAAATACTTTATTTGGACTCTCAGGATCCAGCTGGCCATGTTGCCAGATTGGAAGAATCTTACTCATTGGCTCCTAACTCATCCTTGAGGGTATTCCATCCATGAGATGTATCTTCATCATATCCTGCCGTAGTGGCAGGATCTCCTGCCATGTCATGTATAACATTTAATTCCTTACGATACCGATTATTCTTGATTTCATCTTCTGTTGGCACCGGAACATCAATACTATCAATGAAGTCTACAAATTCCTTCGGAAATGTTTCACGGAAATTTTTTCCTCGACGCACATCATATTGTAAGTAGAAATTTTTGAAATCATTATACAACATGTCCTTCTCGGCAGTATTTTTATGTGGTGTGTCAACACTATCAAGATAATCAATTAGTCGCTCCACATGAGCTTGCTCCCATGGGCTTAATAGTGTGAGACCGTTCATATCCTTCTCTCCTTTCACAAGAACAGCATCAAGCCAAATTCGAAGTTTATCACGGAATTTCTCCTTCATGTCTTTGGGCAGTACAGCTGCACTTTGAAATGATGGGAAACGAAGAATGTTTAATGACATGTTCATGTACTGACGACCATATTTTCTCTTGAACTCAAACATATCATCCATAAATTCTGTGATTGATGATAAACACAGGCTGTTAATGGTCATCATCATATGTAAACTTTCAAGATTACCCTCAGAAATTAACCGATGTAAGTTGTTCTTCCATTCCTCATATTTCATACCATCACGAATATATTCGGAATGTTTACCCACTGATTCATTTGAAGTGTAAATTTGAAAACGAGGTACATGATGACTAGCCTCAATCAACTTGTCCAGTGTTTCTTGTTTTTTCGGTACAAGATTTGAGTTCATGGCAAATCGCATATTTCTACCACGTTCCGGATTTTGCTTGAACCAATCAAATAACTTCCAGACTGACGGTGCCATCAAAGGTTCGCCGCCTGTGATACGGATTTCTTCAAGATTATCTGCCAAATCTGATTCCCACCAACGCCAAAATGCCTTGACATACGGATTCTCATCCTCGTGACGATATCCTTGAGCCCAGGGTGCAACATCAATGAAATGTCCTCGTCCATCACTTACAATATTTCTATATGGACCTAAAGTTTTAATGTCTTTCACCCAGGTTGTTGAGAAGGCAGGGTTACAATATGAACATGCAAAATTACAAGTCCGTTCAAAAGAAATTTCTAGTGTACGAAGCGTAACATCATCCTGCCAATTCATTGTACTGGCACGAAGAATGTCCGCATCCTTGTAAATTTCTGTTTTGTATACTCGGTCAGAGACATTGTTTCTTCCGATATCTTCCACCTTCCAACAATACTCACATTCTGCTGGGCGTGTACCTTCTTGCATGTACTTACGCATTAGCTTTTTATGTTTTGTGTTGTGAATGGCAGAAGGATTTGCTTCCAATTCTGCGACATCAATGTTATGACCAGGAGGATGGTGACAACTTGTAGTCTGTCCATGTCCCAACCAAATGGTTGCATTATACCATTTGGCAGCACAGAAACTTGGGCTGACACTATCAATCATTCGTTTCTTGAATTCTAAGAAGTTTTCATCTGAACGTCTAGTCATCTATTGTATGCCTCATGTTTACATTCTAAAAAGAATTGTTCGTATTCTGGGAAGGTTTTCACAAAATTTGTATTTCTTCTCTTATCGTGTTCTTGAATGAAACGATAAAAGTTTTCTTTATTGTCACGAAGTTGTTGACTATCTATACCTTCCTCCATCAAGGCTAGATTACGCTTCAACTTTAAAATTTCATATGGCTTGAATCCCGTGAATGTCTCGGAGTAATCTTCACCCTGAACATTGTCTTCCATGAATTTAATGATATCCTGTATTTTTTCAACACCTTCCGGTCCTGCATTTTGAATCATGAACCATGTGGGATATCGAAGAACTGGAATATCAAACCAAATTCTCTGAAATTTCTTTTTTACAAAAGGAGGATGTACAACACCGTGTGTGGGAGCAACTTCTACAACATAATCTTGTTGGTGCTTACCTCCAAATTCTTCGCGCAGGTCTAGGATCATCTGTAAAAACTGTTTCAAACTAGGAATACTGAGAATATTGAATGTATTGATGAAACTTACACTTGTATGTCGTGTTTCTCTCAAAAACGTTCTCACATTATTCAGTAATCTTGGAAATTCCATACCATGACGCATATACTCAGCTTGCTCACCATAACCATCACAACTCACAAATAACATGAAGTGTTTGAAGGCAGATTGAATATACCAGTTGTTATTCGTTTCAGGATTTACGTTGTGTGTATCTTCAAAAACACGGATGGTTTCCATGTCTTTAACTGTGCTCATGAATTTTTCAAATAATTCTTGACGCGGAGGACACATGTTAGAAGTAATGGATAACTCTATCTGTCCATGGGGGTGATTGTTAACATAGTCTAGAACCTTATAGGTATTGGCATCCATTAAAGGTTCGCCGCCCGTCATTCGAAATACACGGAGATTATGATAAATTTGTGGCCACCAGTCCCAAAATGCCTGAACATACGGATTATCTTTCTGTGCAACGTCCAAAGGCATCAAATTCATATTTTCTAACGCCTTAACATCATTGTGTTCAAAATTTTTCAATGCATAGGGACCAAATGTTTTGACTTCATCATGCCAGGTGGTACTTAAATGCGGGCTGCAGTACATACACTTGAAATTACAGGCTTGATTGAAGTTTACCTCAACATATCTTGGCGACACATCCCATTCAGCCCCATTTTTCACAACCTCATCAAATACAGGTGCAGCCCACCATTCACTACTTCTATAATGACGGTCGCTCATATGCCCCTCTACACCTCCGCCGGGTGCATCTTCCATTTTCCAACAATAAGAACAACCAGCAGGACGTTTTCCCTCCATCATCATCCGTCGTTCTTCAATTTTTTGAGGTGTATTATGTAACACACCCGGATTCTTTTTCAAAAGTTCAACCGGGATGGAATGTGTGGGCGGGTGATAGCAACTCTGTGTTCTTCCTTGAGGCAAATGTAGAGAAACCTGAAGCCATTTTGCAAGACACATTGAGGAACTTACACCATTCAATTTTTCACGCATTATTTCTGCGCTATTATGATATTCTATAGTCATGAGTGCACATATTTAAAAGTTTGTACAGTAAAAAATCACTTCACACCTATAATCATAAAACGAGTAAATTGTTTACAATCTAAAGATCCAGTCATACGAACATTCATTAGAATGAACGGCGCATAAAATTCTTCCAACGTGTCTACACAATTAACATGTTCATCACAATCAAAATAGTTATTGCTTTGCAAAGCAATAACAGTATTATTGGGTATTTTTCTATACCAGGTATCAAGAATTTTTTGGTTTACGTGTTCAACTGAAGTATTAATTACCAAAGAATCATCGCTATAATCAGAAAAATTTTCCATTTTTTCTGTGATAAAGTTTATTCTAGAATCATGATTACATAATGCAGCTCCTATTGCTGTACATTCAGGATCCTGGTCAATAGAAAAAACTTTCACATGGGGATATGTATCCACTATCATTTGTGATAGAATTCCGTACCATCCCCCGAATATGTATACGTTTGAAAAATTTTTAGTGTTGGTATTACAAAGATTTTCCACTAACCAAACCTTACTTTTAATTTGGCTCTCCCAAAAATTTTCTAAAATACGATATTGTTTAGAAGAATCATGTTGATAGCTACGAATAACATTCATCCATTGAATGATTCTTTCAGGTGCTATTGTAACAGTTTTCATGGATAAATGAATTCATCGTTATTGTTCTTTTTTTGTCTGTAAAATTTATAATCTAGCAACTTTGTGATAAGCCAATCAACAATTTTATCTACAATTTTCATCATCGCACCGTATATTGCTCCAAAGAGCGGTTAAGGACATTGTTTACTTGGATGAATTGTGCCTTTTCAGACATTTCCGAGATATTTATCGCGTCAATATAGGCACATGTTGAACGAATTCCGCCTAAAATGTCAATAACAGTGTGTTCTACTAGTCCCTTGTATGGAATTTGTACGACACGCCCCTCGGAAGCGCGGTAATTTTTCACTTGATTGTGCTTTTGTTGAGCTGCATGGCTGCTCATGCCGTAAAAAGTCACTTTTCCATCACGAATTTCTTGTTCCGACTCATCATGGCCGGCAAAAATACTGCCTGCCATCACCATTTGTGCTCCTACGGCCAGTGCTTTTGAGAAATCACCAGGAAAAACACACCCGCCGTCGCTCTGAACGCCGCCTCCTACGCCTTCAGCAGCAGGAACACACTCCATGAGAGCAGAAAATTGCGGATAACCCACACCCGCAACACGCCGTGTAGTACATACAGCACCGGTTCCAATGCCCACGCGCGCTAAATCTGCGCCTGACAGGATCACACGCTCAACTGCCTCAGGTGTAACTACGGTTCCTGCCATGATGAAGGCGTCAGGTATGCTCTCGCGCACACGCGAAACGAAATCATAGAAGGTGTTCATGTAACCATTCGCCACATCAATGACAATTTTCGGCTTCAATCCCTTGTTACGCATATATTGTGACACATCCAACGCCTTACACAGGTCATCATCACTCATACCAATTGTTAAGAAGGCATGAGAGATATCTTCTTGCACCATCCAATCATCTAACATGTGATGTTTTGTAATGGCAGTAAACATATCAAACTTCTTCAATGCGCGATGCATACTAAATGTACCGACACCATCCATATTGGCAGCAATGATGGGGACACCCGTGATGGATGTACCCCACTTGCCTTGGATTGTTGTAGTCACATCTACCTGACTACGTGATGTAATGTCAGAAAATTGTGGCACAATTAAGACATCATCAAAATCCAACTTGACCATATTATGACGCCTTCTTGGTTACAGTTTCATACAACTGCTCAAAATCCTTATGCAGTTCAACTTCTTCACTGTAATTGCCCTTGTGGTAGGTGCGTGCCAACTTGTTGAGCACCTTACGATTCAATTGTAGGTCGTCGCAGACATCGTTCTTTAATGTTTTCATCAGGTCACGCTCCGCCTCAACGCGGGTCATGCTGGCCGAAATTTCCTTTAAGGCATCAAGTAACTTCAGCTTATCTTCAGGTGATGCAGGTAGAGTCATGTTCTATGTTCCTCAAGTCAAAGTTTTTCCCTGGGTCATGTTTTCTGCCCCGAGGCCATGCAATATCTGAATGACCTAGTATGGGTTTCTCAACATTATCAGGATACCGCAATCTAATATAAGATAATAAATTTTTCAAGCTCTCGTACTGCTTACAGCTATAATTGGTGGAATTTGTTCCTTGTAGTGCAATGGCTATGCTAAAGCCATTCCAACCAAACATACCACCCCAACGTGAATCGCCTGCATGTTTTGCACTATGGCGTAAATCCATGAATTGAAAAATTGACCCATCAGTTTGGATGAAATAATGGTATGCCAATTTTCTTGCCCGTAAAACCAATCGTGTTGCACTCGCATTTAAATTCCCTCCATCATTATGAATAACAACATAATTTTTTGTTGTGTCACGGGGAACCTTACCCGGCAAGAAATTCTTTTTTATCTTTGGTTCTGCCGCTGCGAGTTGTAGCATCACTGCTAGTGATAGTGTTGCCAGCATCTAGTTCTCCTTTTGTGGGGATGATGAACCAGGCGGCAAAATATGCAATCACAATGGGCACCGGGGTGAACAATAGGCAAAATGCTGCAATGCGTACGACAGTAACATCCCAATCGTACATCTCACCAATACCGCCACATACTCCCCCAAACTTCTTGTTAGTTTCACTTCTATACCATTTCATGTTGTATCTCCCGATATTTCATCAGTGCAAGTTCTTTCGCCTTGGTCTCAAGGTCTATGTCAATATTTAGTCCATAATCATCAATGAAGTTGAATGCATAATCAGAATGGGCACGAGGATTGCCCTGTACATTCTCATTGAGATTTTTACTTTCGCTGTAGTGAAACAGCGGCGTACAATCCCACGTGGTTGCTGCCAAATGCGCGGCACCATGACTTGTCATACCATCAGGATGAAAGGTATGATGAAAATAGTCAAAGGTGATGGGTGTATTGATTTGTGAATAAATGTCATCATACAATTGCTTAACCGAGAAGGCATTCGCCTTGTCATCATTCTCCACAACCAATCGCTTTTGTGTATCTTCCTTGAGCATATGGAATCGGTCAATGAATCGGTCAATGACATCCTTACTGTAATTCATCCCGACATGAATGTTTAGTGGATAATAATGATTGGCAGGTAATTGCATCATAGCCATCAAATCATTGTGATGATTCAAGTCATGAATAGAACGCCGAGCCACCTCATCCTTCACAGTGCCGAGTTTGACAAAATGGTCAGGATGAAATGAGACACGTTGACCACTGTCACGAATAATTTTACCGGCATCCTTCATGATATCTACAATGTCAACCATGTCAGGTAAATCATCAATCACATATTCTGAATTCCATGGGAAGATGTTACTGCCAATACGAAACACCTTGATGTTATTTGCAACATTCCAATTCAAGATAGCCACCAAGTCCTTGGCATTCTGTAAGGCTAAAGCGGACGTGCGAACCAAACCTGTATCCTGTTGGAATGAGGCCTGGCGCATCGTCCGCCCAGTGGTGATTTTTTGCTTACCTAGTGTGACATTGATGCAACAGTAACCTACCTGATGTGGCATAACACCTCACGATTAGAGTCATATTGTAATATAACACCTTTAGGTGGTGTTGTCAAGGCATCACTACTTAGATTTTTTAGGTTTGCGAAGATGTGGTTTCACGCGAACCTTCTTCACAGTTCCTGTTTTCTTATTCTTTATTTTACGCCAAACTTCAGCGATATATTTATTCGCCATTATCTCTTTCTGCGAATATTGCGTGCTCGACGCTTTTTGCTACCAACCTTTCGCCGGCCTTTACGTGGACGGTTCTTGTGTGGGTGTGGCATCATTCCTCCTGTTTATCAGTTGAATTATTTTTTAAAGTTTCTGGATATAGAATTTCAAAATCTCCAGAATATAGAGGTTGTAGTATTTCAACAATCTTTTGAAGAAGAACTATATTATCTCTTGAAAGAATAGCATTTTTATTAAAACTCCCCGTATGCCATTCAAAAAATTTATCATGTATAACATGAGACAATGAGGTGATATTCACTATACGGTATTTTTTTGGGTCACCTTTTGTGTACTTGAAATAATTTATTAGTGGCACCGTATGGGTATCATACTGTAGTAAATCATATAATTCATAATCCTTATATGAGGAAAGAAAATTATATGCACTTGAAATTAAATCAGGATGTTTGTTGAAAGATAATTTTAGAAATGCTTCTGAATATAACTTATCATTTGTTAAATTATATTTAAGATTACTAGCATCTACTTTATCCCTGTAGACGAATACATTATACCAAGCCATAAATCTATCAACAGGATCTCTATAAATGAAATATCTTTCTTTTATAGAAAGGTCATCTATTAACTCATTAGATGACTCATCACGTATAGCCAATTGTTTATATCCCTTTTTATTAAAAAAATTTTCTAAAAAAGTGGATCCGCACTTATTGGCATATACCCACAATATACCTCGAGGTATAGAAAAATTTCCGAAAAAAGAAGGAAGTGTCTGATCCATCTTTATCCCATGTTAAACGTTATACGACACATTTTGTCGGATGCACTGTTCCTTAAGAGCCTCAACATGGTTCTTGCTCAATTCGGTTGCCATCTTCATCAATTCTGGGATGTTCTCCCGTGTAAGTTGCACTTCGTTTGGATGCATTATAACTCTCCGTGTTAGGTAATCCGCTATACTCACAAATTTCTTCTTGTTTTCCAAAGATTCTATCCCAATTGTCATTGTAGATATTTTTATCTACACTTAACGGTCTGGGTGCATCTCCTTTACCATTCATAAATTATTCCTCTCAAATGCCCATGTTCTTTCAACACAACCAATACATTTACTGCAATGTGATATTTTATCTATGAAACAACTATGTGTCATATTCAATAATTCTAATAATCCTTCATTTTTGTACATCTCAATGATTCTATCTTTTTGTAATCCTTTAAAAGGTAGAACTATTTTATTGTTATTTAAATATTCGCGTTTAGGTAAATGGTCCATATGTTCATTGCTGCCAATATATAACATATCAACTTCCACCTTTGCTAAATGTAGTGCCCATCTAATAAACGTTCTATCCTTATCTTCTTTTGTATTCTTCACAGGGATTGTAAAAGGAAAATTCACACTAACATTATTATTTTCATTTATATATGTTACTATGTTTTCTATTCTGTCTAAGTTAATGGAAGGGTCAAGTACAGTATAAAGTTGTAACACATTATCTTCTTTAGACAATCGGTTCAACAACAAAGTACTCTCAACCCCTCCCGTAAAAAACAATCCAACTTTCATCAATCTTGTAAATCTTTATCTAATCCAAAAGAAACGTAATTATACCATAGACGTTCATGGAAATAATATAAGGCAATCTTTGTGATGACTTCCACACCACCCACTGATACACCAATTTTCCAACTACCGGAAATTAATCCGGCAATTATCATGGTGTCTATAGTACCTAGTATTCGCCAACTAATGGCTTTGGCAATGTGTCGTTTACGCTGAACCATTACAATCCCATCTCCTTACGCACGTTAGTTGCCGAGATGGATTCTGTTTGGGCATCTAGATGAATTTGTTCCACCTTGTACCCAACATCTCGCCCATAATACACACCGGTGATGTTAGGAAGATAATAGATGTGATACCGTCCTTCATACTTGTCGCGCAATTTTTCATCAATGAAATTTTCAACTTCATATGAAGTAAACGGATTCTTTGCATCCGTGCCGTGAGTGTCACGGATACCAATCAACACCTGCCCTTCCTTTTCCAAGATGGTTTCAAACAACTTCACATGCCCATCATGGAAGGGTTGAAAACGTCCAATCATCAATCCTGTGGGTGCCTTCCAATTGAACACAGGCCTCGGAGCAAACGTCTTTTCAATCTTGGCAACAATGTCATCTGTCTGAACATTTACATCGCCCCAAGCTGTGATTTCAACATCAACAAAATCTGGGCGAATAAACACCTTATTGGTATCTTCAAATCGTCCTGCCTCAATGGTGTTCATGAACACGACGAAATCAGGTTCAAATGCCCAGCGCGTATCTGGTGTGGGGCATACAAAATCAGCAACACTATATTCCGTGTTGGCTACATGTGATAAGTCGCGCATGCGTGAAGCCTGACGAATTCTTCCTTCTTCTGAAAAGTCCCAATCATTGAACATCTTACGCACTTCATCGGCATTGAAATATGCCGCCTTGAGCTTTTCAGCAAGCACCTTTGCCAAGGTGGTCTTGCCTGAACCAGGTAATCCCATAACTAAAATTTTCATACTGTCTCCGGTGAAGTTGACCAAACAATGCTATTCAGTTTATACTTATATTCATTACGAATTGTCCTTTCTACAAATCGCCTAAAATCATCAACATTACGGAACATATGATTTGTTCCTTGATG